GAAGGATGTAATAGGATCGTTTTCAAAGTACTTTTCAAGGAAAGCGGAAGTGTCGCGGTAATCCCGCTCTACCACGGGCGGGGCAACCTCGGCAATAAACGCCTCGTTTTCCTTGAAATTCCGGTCTATGGCGTCATCAATGAGCTTAATCCGGTTCATGAGGCTTTTATGAACATCGTGGTTCATGTAAGTATTGTATCTGTCAAGACAGTGCTTTACTATCGCCTGTTTGTACTTACCCTGAATTTCGGATTGTTCAAGCATTATACTTTGCCTTTGTTTATGTCGTCGATTATTCCCATGTAGCCGGATATTATTTCCTTGCGCGTTTCATCATCGGCAAACAGGTACATCCATTTCATATTTTCCGCTGTAAATTCCTCTCCCTCTCCCATCATCTCACCGAGCTTACAGATCACAATAAGATGATCGTGCGGTATCATGCGAAGGGCGCGAAGGCGAAGCTCATCCTTTTTTGGATTACCCCACTCCCCGTAAACGGGGAAGCATTCGCGGACTTGGGTGTAGGTCATCGCGCCCTCGTATGAATGAAAAGTTGTGCGGTGCGGGAGATTACCACTTTTACCCATCCACCGATTTTATTCCCGGCCCCGCCTCGAAGTACAATACGCCCAAACTGGTCCCAATCCCACGAAACGACGCGGGACTGAACGTTATAGCCGCTCACGGACTGAGAATCTATTGTCCCATAGGGGCGTTTGCCATTATAAAGAGTGTCGGTAATGCGCTTTGCGCGAACGAAATTCCCGGCAATGGTCGTATTGAACGTGTCAATTTGTACCGGGTCCATAATAGACCAAACGGTATCAAGGCGACCACTGGAATTAAGGACTTGGTGTCCGGTTTCCAAGTGCCATGAGAAGGCGGCTGAGTCGGCGGAGAGTCCCGCTGCATTGGTGTCATCCACCAAAACATCAAACCGGCACTTCTCAAATCCGGACAGAAGAAAGGGCTTGCTGCGTTTGACGGAATCGGCCTTGAAATTCTTAATTACCGAAGTGTCATAGTAACTTGTCACATTGGCATCCTGGGCCACTGCCGAAAACGCCAAACTAATAAGCGCAAATAATACGATTGCCTTCATTGCCGCTTCCTTTCTCTTTCCTGTGAAGAATATTTTCAGCTTTTCCGGTATTTCGAATAAGGGCATCCATCACCGCGTCCCGGCCCCCACGGGAATAATAGAGAAGGTTATCACGGGAGCCAGCCAAGCGCTGCGCCTTCTCTATGTTTTCCCGGTAGAGGGAATTATTCCGGAGGGAAGCAAGTCTTTGCCGCTGTAAATCAGTGGATATAAACGTACCCCCCGGAAGCGAATGGATATTTATTTGCTCATTTCTCCGCTCTATCATGCGAAAACCTTTCTTCGGCTGAAAAACACATGCTGTACATGCTTACTGAGAGGCTCAAGCGTGGCCGTCGGGCGGGAGCGGTTGGTATTCTGCGCCTGCTTTATTCCGGCAACAACGCTATTTATTCCCATGATGGCATAGCGGCATTCATCCGCCGTGTCATCCCCCTCCATCTTCGCATAGATTTCGGGGTTGATTTTATCCTGAATAACCGCCTTAATCCCCGCTTCGAATTCATCGTTGTATCCTGAGAAGTAGAAGAACGTGGGCTTCCCGGCAATGCATTTGAAGGCGGCTCTCATGGCATTACAGCCGTCAATCTTCCTCTTATTGGCCGGAACCCATCGAACATTCTTCCCAAGCCTGTGAGCGCCGAAGATTTCCTTATAGACATCAAGATCGCTTCGGTAATTCCACTCATCGGTTTTATGCTTTTCATCCATCGAATAATCGTAGAAGATCACGCGGGGAAACTGATACCGGGAAAGGGAGAAAGATTCAAGCTGCTCCAAGATCGCCTCGGCATGGGTCCGTGTCACCCCGCCATTTTTACAATAGGTAAACATGCGGTAGGTATCGAGCTTATCATTTACATAATGTAGTCCAAAGCTTGTATTGTGAACGATACCATGATCGAGGGAGCCAAAAAGTCGTTCGTTATCACTATCAGGGATGATGAAGGGGGTAGTCCTGTTGTGCTCTCCGAATTCATGAAAAAATAGACCGAGCGTGAGGGGTTCACCGAGCCAAACGTTACGATAGAGTTCATAGTTTTCCGCCTTCATCCGCTCTGCCTGATCGCGGATCACCTGGGAACACAAGGAAGGGTCATTAGTATCCGTGTAATTCACAAGTTCGCGAATCATGTTTTCCGGTTGATGAAGAACGCAAAACTGATAAACAAAGTCGGAAGCCTGCTTAGTATTGAAGATGATCCATATTTCAGAGTCATCTTTCCGAATCGTCGGGTCAAGGTCTTCCTCGAAGGACTTTCTCTTTAACCCCTCGGCCTCCATCACCACACAAATATCTATCCCTTCCATCGACTTAATATCTCCGGACACCATCTCGTTTAACCCCCGGAATATTATCGAGGAGTCATTGACGTTGCAGGTTATCCGGTTATTATGCACGGTAAAGTAGGGGCCATACCCAAGCCTATTAATCGTATCCCGCAAGAGGGCATGAGCGGAGTCGGCAATGGTCAACTGCACCTCTCTGGTAAAAAGGCAGCGCTTCGAAGTGCGAAGACATATTTCAATGAGTGCTTGACAAGCTGACCAATCTTTGAATCCATTTCTACCCCCATGAAGAACTCTGTACCTCCAAGGCTTCGACCTATCGAATAGCACCCGTTGGTGTTTCTCCGAAGGAAGCGCAAGAGGTTCAAAGGCTCCATTAACAAGGGGCATCAGAAATCCCCCCGAAGACTGTTTGCCACGTCATCATTGGAATTCACCCCGAATTTGCAAATCTTTATCTCCTCTATCGGCCCCTCACATTTCCAGGGTTTAATCTCTATTGCCTTAATGAATTCATCTATGGAGATTAAAAACTGGTGACGGCCCTTATCACCCGCATACTTCACCTTTATGAGTATCGCTTCCACTACTTTTTCCCCGCTTTCCCATCTCCCACTATCTTTACTATAAGCTCCCTCGGCGGCTCCGGAAGTCCATTTACCGTCATCTCGGATTTCTGGACAGCGGGAGTCTCATACATCAGGATTTCCTTTGTGAGATTTAATTTCTCCCTCGCCGCCATCAGCCTACTTCGCGGGTCCGCCTCCTTGGTTCCCTTAATGAATCCCCGTAATAGCTCCTGGCATTCCCGCAACTCCTCCGGGGAACTCTTAAGTATTCCAAGAAGATTATTCTCTATGGTCATCTTCGCCGTCCTTATCGCAAATCGCTTATGCTCCATAGAATCCCCCATCACGTCCGGACACGTCCGGATATGTCCCACTATGTCCGGCTATGTTGGTAACACGTTGCCGGGGGGAGCGTCCATTATTGTATTTCATTCTTATTTTCATTGTAATCCCTCCATTATATAGATAGGAGAGAGAGAAAGGAATCTCTTTTGTAAAGAGGATATTGGAAGAGAGAGAATGTTTATAAACGATAGTACTGTCATCGATGCCGCCGGGGGGTCAAACTTTGGGCATTGGGGGGCGGGTGGGGTGGCAAGGGAGCTTGACTTGTTAACACTTGCACTATTGGCATGTTCTTTGCTCATCTTTTGCCATCCCTTCTATTTAAGCGCTTATTCTTTGTCTTTCCGGTCTTTGTAAGTCATTGATTTGTAAGGTAGTTATCTCTATTTAACTTGTTAAGTTTACATAAATGTTATTATGCGACATACTTGACAATGGGGTATTTGCTTATTGTGTGATTGCAATGTTTTGCCGGTTATCTCGCATACCCCAACCCCGGAGGATTTTGCTTACTTTTTTTAGAGCGGCGCGTATATAGTTGCCCATTCTTATTCTATGCGTCATTGCGAGTATATCCATTTCCGGTCTTGTGGCTTGTAACTCTCTATGATATTGCCATGCATCGTATTCCTGTTTGAGCTTCGGTTCGAGATTTTCAGGGTTATACTTTATGCGAACCGTTTTCATAATTGTTGCTCTTTTTTTTTGAGTTACTTATTAATGAGAGTATGCCATTTAGAAAATTGCATAGATTCGTCCTCTCATTTATGATATAAAATTACATTGCGCGGATGCCCTCACGCTCGTTTTTAGCCTATTTAATTGAAAATGGTATTGTTAAATGGCGTTATTTTAACTATTTAGCCACTTACTTAGAAAATAGTATAGTGCAAACTCAATGCTTAATTATTAAGCTTGATTATCCTATTGCCGGTTATTCCGGAATTTAATAGATTATTGAATAGTGAGTAGTACCAATAGAACGGTGAAAACTGTATCCAATGTCGCTGTTTGAATTGCCGCCATTGAAAACCCTTGCCATGTTTTAACCTTGACCGGGAACCATCCGCCGTGACAAAACCATAGCTTTTTCCTTTTCAGCACCTTGATGTTTATTCCCTCTATTATGTCGGGTAGAAGTGCCGCCATAGCTCCATACCATAGGGCCGCTGTATCCATATACCATAGAGCGCCGATTACCCCTATCATCAATAGCGCCTCCATGATCACCATTGCCCTTTCAGCGCCGCTATACCCGCATATATATATGTATAGCTCTCTTATACTCCTGATACTCTCAATAGGCGCTCCTGTTTTTTTATACCATTCTGGATATAAATCAACCGCGAAATGACTGATAAACGCAACTACAATACCCACAATAGGATACCCTGGCATTAGCTTGACAACCGCTATTCCTACCGCCGCATGTAATGATGGCATTGCCATAACAATTCTCCTTTTTACAGATAATTTACATTTTTTTTTGCTCTATAACTCAATATTATTTAATCAATTACGATTTTGTAAATAATAATGCATCAAAAACCTTTGCTTTTTGTGTATTTTATGTTATACTTACTACTGTAGGATTGATTAACGGCTAAACAATCAAGCAAGGAGTACACCATGAAATTCAAGATTGAATCAAGTTTTCACAATACCGAAAAGGTTTTTTCAATCAAAACCATGTACTATCAATGGGCTAAAAATATTGGCATGAACGACGTTGATGTTCTTTCCCTTTTGAGTTACGACGCTAACCGGCAATGTGACGATAGGAAATATGCGGTTAAAAAGCTACACGAAATCAAGGCGGCTTTATGCGGGCAATCTGATTGCCGTTGCGTTTTCACCATTATTTCTAACAAGGAGCAAACACCATGAAAAACATAATTTGTAGGCGCTTTTATCCAGTTTACTATGGCAAAACTAACACTTACCGAAGTTATAAATCATTGTACGTTACCGATACATCTCCGCGTAAAGGAACCGCTGACTTTTTGTATGGTACTTGTGACGATACGGTTATTAACGGCTGGATTTCCGGCATCAATGGAAAACCTGTTCGGTTTTTAAGTTGGAAAAAAGCGCTTCAAAATATCAAAAGTTTTATCAAGGCATAATTTCATTCACATTTTCAAAGGGGTTATCATGTTTAATTCAAAGCATTTCATCGAAAAAATTTCGACCGAATTCGGCGGCTTAACTGACCCGAATACGGGGAAAACAAAATTTCGTTGTAAAATATCAATCATTTATCCTTTAGGTGTCGATAAAACCCATTTTCTTCGTTCGCAAAAAACCTTTGGAGAAAAATCCAGTTTCAACGAAAATGGCAACGTATGGAAATACAACGAAAATCATACCGAACTAGTCGCAACGGTTAAATCCATTATTGACGATTTCATAGCCGATTTAGCCGATTATGAACAACATACTATAGCGGTTGAAGCGGAAAAAACACGCGCAAGTGCAATTGTTTCCGCACTTTCAGCATTGAAGCTCGTTTCGCAATCACAAGATACCATTGCCGCCATTGCCGCACAAGTTTCCATTGATGAAAGAAAAAACACGTTGTCCATAGTGCGTGAACGACTATCGAAATTGACCTATGGAAAATCGGCCCTTGCGGCAATTAGTGATCTTTAGCCGATAACGATTCATTTAACAATTCATTAACCTTTTTAAAGGAGTATCATTATGTCGCACAATCTCAATTACAATAATGGCCGTGTTTCCTTTGCCTACAATGGAAAAAACGGTTTGCCCTGGCATGAACTAGGGCAATCGGTTGATGGCGCTATGTCGTGGCGTGAAGCAATGGAAAAAGCCGGTTTAAACTACCACGTATCGAAACGGCAATTGAGTATATGCATCAATGGTATATGGCAATTGGTTGACGCATACGGCATTTTCCGCGACGATAACAATTGCTTCCTTGGCGCGGTAGGTGATAAATACACCACAATTCAGAATGAAAAAGCCTTTGATTTTGTCGATTCATTGCTTGAAACTTCGGGCGCTCATTATGATACAGCGGGCGCTTTAGGTAATGGTGAACGTATTTTTGTTTCCGCGACAATACCGTATTCCCTTGCGCCTAATAGAGCGCCGAACGATAAAACAGAATGTTACCTCATGTTTACTACGTCACACGATGGTACTTTGAGCGCAACGGCAAAACTAACAACCGTTCGCGTTGTTTGTCAAAATACCCTGAATATGGCAATGCAAAATTCCGCTTTCGGCACGTTGAAAATTCGACATACCGAATCCGGTAACGATAGAATGGATAAGGCAAAAACCATATTCCAGGGAGTAACTCAAACCGTTGAATCGTTGAAAACGAAATTCAATTTATTGGCGGAAAGAAAACCTAACCGCGAAGAAATACACGGTATCATGGATAAGCTATTCGGCAAAGATTGGAAAGAAAGTACACAGAAAAAAAATCAAATTGAGAAAATCGCTTTTCTTTTTGACAATTGTGATAACGGCGCTTTTCCGGAGATTAAGGGCTCCGCTTATTCCTTGCTTCAATCCGTCACTAACTTTGTTGACCATGATCGGACTATTCGGCGTACCGATTCAACAAAGAACATGAGCGAAAACGCCATTCGGACACAATCCGCCCTTTTCGGTTCCGGTGAAGAATTCAAGAGTGAAGCGCTCGAAGTAATTCTTTCCGCAACGGCTCACAGTAACGCCATGCCGGAAGCGCCGAGATACTATCAAGCGGTATCCATACCTGAAAAGAAAACGGCGCTCATGGATATTATGAACATGGTTCAAGTGTAACAAGGAGCTATTCCTTGCGATAACCGGGAAGCGCCGAAAAGAAACAAGTAGGCGCTTTCATTCTTTTAGTCAATTCAACCAAGGGGAAACAATCATGAAAACACGTTCGCCAAAACAGGAAGTATCAAGACTTTTAAAAATGAAACAGTATTCAGGTTGTCGCGGCCAAATTTCTTATCATGGATGTAACGAGGTTTCAATTCAATTGTTTCGAGAAAATAATTGTGTATACGATATTTCGTATAAATATGAGCAACGGGAAAAGGGAAAAATCACAATCAAACAGCAAAGAAAATGCAATCGAACCATTTAACTATCAAGGAGAAAACAATCATGAATACCGAACAAAAAGTAATTGCAAAGAAAATAATTAAGTGGAAATTACGTGAAAATCCTTCATGGTATCATTTGTATATTGTAAGACAAGCGATAAGAACGGCGCTCAATTACGGCGCTTATATTGCGAATATAATGGAAGAAGCTATAAAGGAAAATGAGGTAATTAGTAACGAAAAGCGCCTGGAAGAAAACGGGCGGCTGAAATACCTTGCATCCCCTGAATACCATGAGGAAAAAAACAAAACAGGTCTTACCGTTTCCCCGGTTATGAGAAAATGGGAATGGCAAAAACTTTCAACGCAACAAAAAAACCTTGAAAAGCTTTTGGTTAAAGTATTGTCCCTTACCGTTTTTAATAAGGGATACAACCGCGACACTAACGAATATGAGTTCGGTTGTAAATACTATTGTGAAGTGGTCAATAATCCGTCAATGCGAATAGGAGATTTAACCTATAGAAAGGATGAATTGAAGGGGTTAAAAATTACAATTGACAATATAATATAATCATTTAACAAAAATAAAGGGGAAAAACAAGTATGAAAAAAGATATGAACGAATTAACTAATAGTTTCCGAGCGACAAGGGATTTATTGCGCCTTGCTATAAAAAATCGTAACAAGAAGGAGTACAAAAAAGAATGTAGAGTTTGTGTCAAGGAGTTTACGCGCAACTACCGCAAATACAAGCGGGAATTACTTCATAGAATATTCAATTAAAGATTAAAAAAGAAAGGATAAAAAAAATAAATAAAATTAATTGCATAAAAGCGGATTATTAATGTATACTTATTTGTAACATTGTTGTAACTCATTGAAGGGTAAGAACACTATGAAAACAATTGAAGTTGATAATATAATCGTCCTTGTTAGCGGTATTCGGTATGTTAAAGCCCTTGGTAATCCCCGCAAGGGAATTGACCCTTATGCGCGACTGACTTATTATTTACTTGGTGAATGTATCGGCAATGCTTTTTGTTATGATACTGGATATATTACCGACAAAACAGTTGTCAATACTGGAAAAGCTCACTTTGCGTTATTCGATGAATGCAAAATAAGCCAATTAACATACAAGCAAATAAAATTTAATGAAGGGAAAAAGAATGGAAAGAAAATATAGCCCGTCACTATTATGGATATTGGCCACTTCATACTATAGAGAAAAAATATTACAGCAAGAAGATTTTCCTAATAGTCCTCTTGCGCTTTATATCTATAAAACGGATGAAAACGGCGCTTATGCAATGCAAGGGCCGATACTCTATTTCCAAGATGTTCCATTCGCAAGTAGCCTTTATACAAAAGTCAAGCAAACAGCCCTTTACGATGATAGGGAAAAGCTAAAAGAAGTAGTCATATGGGATAAGCGACTAAAGAAAACTGTAGTCATAGGGCGAACCTATGAAGAAGCATGGAAAAAAATAACCGATTAAAAAAGGAAAAAAATCATGGATAATAAAGAAAAACCAATGAAAAGAAACGATGCAATAAAAGAAGGATTAAAGGCGATAGGATATAAACCAAAATATGGGCGTCCATTGAAATACGATTTCCCTTTAGGTGAACCTCTCACAATTCGGATACCTATTAACCTGGAAAAAAAATTAGGTAATCAAAAGCAAAAAAAGGCGCAAGAAATTCTTGTTCGGGAATTGTCTAAATAGATAAGGAAAGAAAAGATGACAAAAAATGAAACGTGCCTTGAAATGATTGTGGCGGCAAAAGAACAAGGCGTTGCTCTTGAGGAATTGATAAAAATAATTGGTTTAACACAAACCGCCGTGTATAGTAATATTTACCAATTAAGACGAAAAGGGCACAAAATAAAAAGCATTCAAGGTAAATATTACTACTATCCAAAAAAGGAAGCTGCGCCTTTACCTATCTCGAAAGAACTGCAAACAGTTTTGTTCGAAGGTAATCCAATTACATTAGAAAAAAAGGATGAAAAACAAATCGCTTCCCTTTTGGAATTGAGCAAACTTGAAGGGCAAGGGCTTGAAGATTACCTTGATATGGTGCAAAAGTCAGCGTTCTACGCGCAGTGTGCGGCGGCTGTTGTTGAATCGCACAAGGTAAGGGAGAGATTGCGAAGCCAAGTATCCATATACCGTCAAGTAGGAAAATAAAAAGGGGTATTATGAAAAACAAAATCAATGACATTTTGCCACAAATAAAAGTATTGCTAATTGAAACAAAAGGAACGCATATTACGGCGGAAGAAATAGGGGCAAGGTTAGCCGTTTCTGTTTCTACCATATATAAAGCAATACGCCATTTACGCGAAATGGGACTTGGTATAATGCAAACAAAGAAGGGGTATATTCTTTCCGCCAATGCGAAGCCTACCGATGACGTTAATTACTTGCGCATTCTTTTAGCGCGGCGAACAAGCGACTACATCTCTATGACGGCGGCAATGCCTGATATAAAAAATAGGTGGAATAGGATAGAGGGGGGAAGTGGTCGCCTGCTTAATCTCATTGAAGCGCCTTTAAAATCCGGTTCATCTCTTTTTAGTGGTGGAGTAAAGGCGCTATTAAGGATTGAAAACAAATTAAAGGTTTAATCGTGACCTATTATAAATTGGTTAATAAGGTTCCGGTGGAATGTTCCTTAATGGATTGGGTAATTTCCTTTGTTAAAGACAAAAGAATTGATTTTACAGAGTTGGGCTTGTTCAAAGTATCGACAATATTCCTAGGGATAGATCACAACTTTTCCGGTGACGGTCCACCGTTATTATATGAAACTGCGGTAATTGATAAAAACGACAACGTTGTTTATCGCAAGTGTCACGAAACGTTAGAACAGGCAAAAAATGGACACTGGCAAATAATTGAAAATATAAAAAAATCAGGGGAAGTCGAGGGGCGCAATGCTGTTTAATTATATCGAAGATGAAAACGTTGATTACCTTGACGGTATACTACTCGAAGATGGCTTGTTGAAAGTTTGCCCTGCAAACGTATATAAAAAAATAAAAAATCATCACCTTGCCCTGTATGGATACCACAAAGGGATTTATTCATTCCCTACGGTAGAATTGGCGGATTGGATAAAAGAAATAGCAAACATTTCTTCGGCAATTGAAATAGGCGCGGGTCACGGGGCGCTTGCCCGGCACCTTGGAATACCGGCTACTGATTCAAAGATTGCGCTAAAAAATCCCCTGGTTAAAAGATTCTACGAGTTCTTTAAACAACCTATTGTTTCTTTTCCTGATGACATTATCGAAATGGAAAGCCTGGAAGCTATTCAGTATTTCCGTCCCCGAACTGTGATTGCGCAATGGGTCACTCACAAATACGATTCGGCAATATCGGAAACTAATGGCAGTTTACACGGAGTGGATGAAAATTTTATCATAGAAAACGTTGATACCTATATCGTGGTAGGCAATGAAAAGATTCATGGTGACAAGCCGGTATTGCAAATACCACATAAGACATATAAATTTCCCTGGCTTTTCAGCCGGTCACTTAACCATGATAAAAACATAATCTATGTATGGAAAAAGAAATAGTAGGATAGGGGGCGCGCCCCGAAAAGCATGGTACTCCTCTTTGCCTTCCTACTATTTCCTTATTCCGTAATCTCCATGACGCTAAAGGGGGGGCCGCTTTTATATTTCAACGGGAAGCGTCCTTTAATTTGGACAGTCGCATAATTTCCATCGTCGGAAACTCGGAAGACGTGTTGAAAAATTTCTTCGTGCAATTCGCCAAAGCAAATCTTCACCGTCGATCCTTCGGGGTTTCTGGTCACAAACAAATCTTCAATTTCACTCATCGGTAATCCTTTTTAAATTGGTTTTCTCTCTTACCTCAATATCATTCTCTTTAAGATCGCGGATAAGCCAACGCACTTTCCCGGCGTCCGGTTCATTCAGGCCATGCCCCTTTGAATCCGCGCCAATGTTCACGAATTCCGGCTTTATATCAACAAGCCACTGTAAAAGTATCTGTTCATCGAAGTCAAGGAGCGGCTCCAAGGTAACGAATTTACGGGCCGTAATATCCCTCATTGCTAAGTACCGGCCTACGGGGTCCGGCGCGTCGGAAATGCCTTCTGGTATAGTCCTATTCGTTTCTATAGTGGTTCCAAGGATATAATTATACGGCCACTGCCAATGAAAATTATATCTACTTGGATTTTTGGTTTGAAAAATATAGGTGTTGTTTTGCCAGAGACGGCAACGGCGAATAATAAAGTCAATGTACAAATCCGGAACTGAAAAGGCGAAAAGATCGTTCATATTGCAAACAAAATAGGTTCCCGGTTTATTGTATTTAAGATGCATTTCGTTTTCGAGCAGTCGCATTTTCCCCTCGTATCGCTGCGGCCTGCCGAACCTCGGATTGTCCACGTAGCAGTAAACGCACTTGTGAGGACATCGGCCCCCAAGGGGGTTATGAGTGAAGTCCACCCAAGGATACATATTGCCCTTCATTTTATTAATTGGCATTTTCAGCCTCCATTTCTTTTTCAAGGTTCAAAAGTACTTGCTCTGGTACTCTGTATCCGATCATCCATAGATAGGAAACCAACACATAAAATCCGGTTATCTTTTCTTCGTGGAACGTTGCGCCGTCGTGCGGTAGTCCGATTCTCCTGTGGGTTAACCAAACAGGCAAGAAGCCGGTCAAACGCAATCGCGCAAGCCGGAATATATTGTTGCCTATCGTGACCCGCTCATCGGTAAGCCAATTATAAAGCCTGACCCATGTACGAAGCCTGCACGTTGCAACGTGAACTGTATAGCCCCCGGCTGTATCCTCATAGCAATATAAATCACAGTTAAAATGATCGCTCGACCAACGGCAATATGACATCATTCCCCCCTTATCTTCTCGATTAAAAGCGCCTCTAAAAGAATGAGGTAGTTGATAGCATCACCTATCTTTTCATCTATCATGCGCCTGGACAGCTTAAGCCGCCCGTTTTTCAAATCCTTTACTGATACGTGGTGCTTTAGATACATGCCCCAAAGAGCCTTTTCCGGCGTCGTGGAGTCATCCTTTGCCGCCTCTTTGAAATTATAAAGCCGGTCATCCACTGATGCATATTCGGCTCCCTTGCGAACGAGCACCTTGCTTATAAGCCGACAACGACGCTCGACGTGCTTATTGAATTCGTTTGTTTTCATGCCGCCGCCTGCTGCGGGGATCGCTTCGGAAAATTCAGACAAGCATATTCCCCGAATATGTCTATCGCCGCCGCGTCGTATGCCTGCGCCGCTTTAATAACGCAATTGAAATGCCCAAGGTATACCGTTTTGCCATTCAATGAAATCATTGATCGCCAATTTCCAGTTTTTTCGCCCCAATAAACTCCTTTGAACCCTGAGAAACTGGTAAGCCGGATACGCTGATTCGCCCTGTTCTGACTGCCCGAACAAACCCTCAAATTCTTCTTCTGGTTATCTAATCCCCAATGGTTCTTATGATCTATTTCCAACCCCGGCTTAATCAATCCTAATACGTCGTGATGCATCCGCACCCGATATACATTGCCGTTGGATAGTACAACCTTCCGCACGGCGTAGGGAATTAAGGTCGTACCTCGAATTAATTGCCATCGGTATTTATTTAACCGCTCGAAGTCCTCGTCATCGACAATAGCCCTCGTTCCGCAAGTAAGGCGAATGAACTGCATTTTTACCTCCTTCGTGAAACGGTGAGTTCGTCACCATTAAACATGACCCTTAATGTTTTGCCACAATGAGGGCACCAAGGAAAACAAATCTTTCCTTCTTCACTATACGCCCCCCCCAACTTTCTACCCTTTTCACAGAAAACCGAATGCCCCGATTCTCTCAATATGCGAAACACGGCAACCAAGGAAGCGCCGCCAAAGTTTTCTTGTTTTAACAATTCTTCAGGTTTTAAATTAAGCAACTCCTTTAAAGTCCTTACCCCAATCTTATTGAAAACGGATAAAATCCTTGAAGTGTTGCGCCCCCAATCAATTGTTGCCAAACGAGTATTTAAGTTAATCATCTTTCCGCCTTTCTGTTTTTAAATAAAAAAGGCTCCCCGGCAATAGCCGAAGAGCCTTAATAGCTCCCCGGCCAAAGCCGAAAAGCCTGTTGACATTCTTTCAACCGTCTTTAAATGTGTGAATTGTACAAATGCAAAAAAAATAGCCACAAAATAGCCACAAACGGCTTTTGTGGGGCATGATTTTAACGTTTTTCTTGTTGTTTGGGAAAATAGAGAAGCGCCAAAACCGCGAAATTCTGCGAATTTTGGCGCTCTAAGGATACCCCCGATTGGAATTGAACCAATGACACCAGATTTAGGAAACCTCCATGCGTCAATCAATTCTCCTATGAACCACATGAGGCTACCCCCCCCTTTGTAGCCACAAAATAGCCACGCCGAACCCTCTCAACGACCTTTTCAGCTTTACGGCTGCGATAAATCTCAACCACCCTGGTGCTATAAAATATTCCAAGGGATTTTAAATCATCTTCATCGTATATGCGCCTCCCGGTTTCGTCGCGCTTTTCCATCATGTATGTTGTGGCTACATGCCGTAAATCGTGAAAATGGAAATCGCGTACCTGGGCCTTTTCACAAATAGACCGCCAATGCTTGATAGGTGAACCCATTGGCTCCCATTTCCAGGTTTCGCTTTTAAGGGGTTTCCAGAAACGCGGAAACAAATACGGGCAATCCGGAAGGGCGTTTTTTTGCCATTTAAACTGTTCAATTAGTTCGTTCGGCAATTCAACAAGAAAAGTAGGATCACTTTTCTTCTTCCTAGTTTTGCGGGGAAAATATCGTATACAGGGGGCCAAATCACTGAATAAATCCAAGTCGGTTGTTCTAAGGTTCCACAAATCCGATTCGCCCCTTATTGGATTCCTTTCAGCAAAAAAGACTGACCAATAAAGATGTGAGTCGGATTGCGCCATTACGTTATAAATTCGGTTTTTCTCGTCTTCGCTCCATATCCGATCCCGTGATTCAATCGGCTCCATTCCGAAATCAACGATTGGATTTCTTTCAATGATTTTGCCGACGCAAAAATTAAGCGCTGAACGGATACAAATACGATAATTGTTTACGGTGTTTACCTTTCTATCGGCTGACATTTTTTTTATAAAGTCGTAATAGCGTGAAGGGAAGCTATTGTCGATTTTAAAACGCCCAAGATCGCGGCTGCTACGTTCAAAAACATCCGCCTTGGATTTAAAGCCTTTATGTTCTCCGTAATAATCTATGCATTCCCCGAATGTCTTATTTGTCAAAGAGCCACCGGCTAACGCTTTTACTTCGGCAATTTTTGCCATTAAATCGTTAGCACCATACGCAACACGTTTAATATGTGTTGTGTATGTCCCGCCTTTTCCGTTTGGCACTCGAACAGCATGATCAATAATGTGCTTACGAAGCCCGGTTTTTTTATCTAAGGCGCAATCGGTTATCTTCATATTCTCTCCTCCATCTACGGAAGAAAGAATGTCGGGAAGAAAAATACTTTTCGCGTAAAGATTAACGGTAGTTTCCATTAGCTTTTCACCAGTATTTGTGAATGAAGTGATACGCTACACCAATGATACAGGCCCAAAAGACAAGGTTGATAAATAGCCCAATAAGGAACGAACAAAATTTCATAACAAATCCTTCCAATTAATCAAACGCTTTAGCCCACAACTGCATAGCAATTGCATTGTGACGGTCCAATGATTCCTTGCCGATTGCGGTATAAGTCTTTTTCCCCTGGCCCCGAAGTATCCTATCCATTCGGGAAGCAATCGCAAGGGAAGAATTCGGATTGACTTGTAGTATCTCTGGCATCCAGTCAATATCGAATGAACCTATTACGGGAACGCCATTCCAGAGGAAATCGGCGGCAACGATATTAAACGTCTCGGATAAGCTTGCTTGTAGTCCGATATCCATAGTCACAACTGTTTTTATAAAATTCTCATGCGTCATCCAGTTATGACTAACAAGGGTATGGCCCAAGGGTTTGACCGCTTCGAACAGGGCGGCAATGTTTTTATAAACGTTCTCTCCGCGCTGCTCTTTCCTATCGGCGTTTAAGTGGAACTGTATTTTAACGCCCCTTCTATCGCCAAACTCAAGGGCCGCTATTGCCTGGATAAGCTGATTTTTAAGCGGGCGGATCGCGCCGAAGCATCCGACGTTTATATGATCGCCTTCATGCCCTCGGACTTTGATATCGTATTCCTGGGGGTAATAGATATTCGGGAGATAGGTTCTTTTTATATTAAGCAATTCATAAAGATCGTAGGTGATTTCGCGGCTGTTTGCCGACACTATGAGATTCTCATACGTTTGCGCAATCGCGTTATAGCCTGCAAGCCACTTGAAGGCGATTCCCTCGGTTGCGAGAAAGGGAACTTTGCTATGCAATCGAATAAGCCAATTAACATTTTTATACCGGCTGATCTCTAATAGCTCTTGCATCTTTTCAGGAGTAACCCAAAGAGCTTCAATGATTACATCCGTCGCGGCGTAGTCGTGTACTTCCTTGTCGATTCCGTTAGCGTCAATGACCGTTACCACTTTACTTTCATGGCCCAAGTGGACAAGAAAATTGGAAACGAACGTTGCGGAATTGACAAGGCCGATTGAATTGCCGTATGTATCCGTCCTCTTTTTACAAACAAACAATATCTTTCTCATGATTTTCTTTTCTATATTTAAGATTTAAAAAGAGGCGCTTCGTTCGCTTTTACGGGCGAACCCCGTCTTTGTAACGTAAAGATTACGATTTACTAAGGGTGTAAGCCTGATACCTCTCCTGTTCGAAGCGCCGTTTGCAAAATGTTGGAACATCTGCAATGTTTTTTCCTATATGCTCCTGTTTCCTATCTGGTTAAAGTGGATTTCTTTTATATCTCCATTCATCCGTCCATCGTACTGTTTTGAGTTCGCCCCAATATTTCGGCATCTCTATTTCAGAGAGTTCGCGGATTATTAGGTTCCTCTTGATTTTTGAAACCTCGTTTTTAAAATTCAGGCTAACAAACGATAGGTCAATGATCGCTTCTTTAAGGCCTAAAGCCATGTCGAAAGTGAATTCGAATTCGTCAAGTACGTGCTGAATGACCGGGACTTTGAAGGTTATTGTCTTTGGACATTGGTAATCATCCTGGCCGCTCTCCCGCTTAATGTTCAAATTGATATTGCCCCGGTTATCCCTCGATCTCTCCACGCTTACGATTTTTCTAATTACACCGTTTGAACAAAATTCTAAAACGGAAATTCCATTCGAGTTCAAATTGTCACGAACGCGGGTAAGTATCCCTTCCATAAGGTCAACGGTGTATTTCAGATTGCTATGGTTTTTAATGTGAACGATTTCTGGCGATTCGTATATATCGCAAACAGCCAAGGGCCGATAAACATGATCGTCGTCGGGGCAATTCGGCATGGCAACAACCCTGTCATCGTTAAAGAATATTTTCGCATCGACAACGCCCTTCAAGTAATTTCTGAAATAGTGAACGTTGTCGGTTTGATATGTTTCCGAATTCCCTGCCAGAAGTTCGATAAACGAGGTTCCTACTAGCGCCTCTCCCTCCTTGGCGACTACCGTTATTTTTCCAATGTTACTATCCATTCATGGCCTCCTTGTTGGCTGATTGAGTGAATTCCGGCAAATCAAGAGAAGTCTGCAAAATATCATCCATATCGTTTCCGTCGTTTATGATGATACCGTCGATTAACTCCGTCGTATACTTAACGGATTTTCTTGCGGGGTTCGACACGCCGATCTGATAAGCAATGTGGCCGAACTTACCGTTTGTTACCTCTGGCGGCATCACATGAATTTTAAGCGACACGACTACGGTTCCGTTTTCATCCCTTGCCGTAATCTGTGCCTGCTCGAAGATACTCTGCATTTCTCGAAATAGGCTCCCTTTGCCAATCTCGTAGAATGCCAATTTTTTCAATGCGTCCATCTGTCCTCCTTGGTTGAATTTTAAAAAAGTGAAATATTCCATACGCCGTCCTTTTTTACGGCAAGGTAGAAATCAGTAAACAAGTCAAAATATCGGTCCTTAAATATTTTCCATTTCACATTCCATACAGGGCGCTTAAAACCCTTAACCTCGTAAACGATTAAATTCCGGTTTGGCCTCATTGCAATGAAGTCGGGAATGATATAAACTCCGGTTCCGATTTTGATTTTAAACGGTTCATATTCAAACCATATTATTCCGCCGCCGTCCAATAGGTTCGGGAGTACCCGTTCCCCGAATTCCCGCTCCCAATCGTTGCGGTATTTGTTTTTTTTAATTACATCAATTTTGCATTCGCCTTCTTGCTGCATACCGTTCTTTTTCAGAAAAGCGTTGTACTGCTTTCTTGACCAACGTGAACTAATCATTGTCTCTCTCCCTTCACCATTCTGTTTGTGGGGCGGGTGTTCGGCTTAATGATTCCTGACGTAGATAATCCGTCGAGTACGGGTTAACTGATTGCATAAGAATTTTATGATAATTGGGCGAAAGTAGCTCGAAGCTTCTGTAAGCATTTTTACTAATCCAAGTCCTGATTTCCGGCATTCTTCCCCAAGGCATATCCGCCTTGTAATAACCAAACCTTACGTTTATCATCTGCAAAATCTCCCCTGGACATAGCCCTTGCTCATAACCGGCCTTGTATATTGTCCCGATCCTCTCCTTGAACCGTAAAAGGATTGGTGAAGGGTTTTCTGGCCATACGTCGGCGGGGTTCCAGTAGTCTTTCAAGGTGTCGTTGTCGTTAAAATCATCGGTATCTCTGTTTGAACCCCTGTTTTCATTTGCTCTTGAACTATTCTTTCCATCTCCGCGTCCAAACTGGCTTTCCTCTCCTGCTCTTTTTTGCATTTTATTCTATTCTCCCTGGCTCTGATGAATTCAAGGTCGGGGTCCGGTTCTCCTTTTGGTATCCAGACCTGATTCCATTTTTGCGAAAGCCCATTATTGATCGTTGCCACCCAATCCACTTCTTTTGCCCGTGAAGCCTTCTTTTGCTTCCACCCTTTCTCTGTACTCCAATAATCTTTCCAGAGCTTTACAACGGTCTGCCTGACGTTTAAAGCGGGATGGAAGGATTTTCTTTCTTTTATCCATTCCAAATCTTCCATGAGCGCGTCAAAAGCATCCTCACAATATTTCAAATAAATCTGGAAGTCATTCCTCCAGGTTTTTGCTTCTAGCCTAGAATCTTCTTCTTTCTTATCAGATAAAGACAAAGAAGAAGATACAGAAGAAGAAGCAGAGTGTCCGGGCAATGTCCGGACGTGTCCGGACGTGTCCGGACAATGTCCGGACGTGTCCGTTTTCTCTTTTCTCTTTTTTCGTTTCCTTATAGCATCGGGATTATTCGAATAGGAAAATTGACGATATTTCAAATAGTTTAGAATAATCCATCCACCCTCTACGTGTTCAATTCGTCTTCCTTCAAATTCAGTTGAACGACTATTGGTGTCGGGCGATTCAAGAGTATTAAGAGCCTCCTTGAAATCCTCCTCGGAAATATTTGCTGCACGGCATAGCCCCGGTTTAGAACAAGCAACGAAGCCGTTTTCATCACTCTTTGCCAAAAGTGTAATCCACAAAATCCTTGTCGAAAGCGGCTCTGACCAAATCGAGGAGTCCACGATTCCTGAGTCCAGCTTTGTGAATCCCATTATCCCTCAACTCCTTCCTTGAAAGCCATCATATTCAACCCACCGCCTTTACGCTTGTTTCCTTGGCAATCGCTTTATCGTCTCCCTGCTCGTTTACAAAGTTTTCAAGGATATAATCAATCCCCGCCTCGTTCTCCTTAATGCTCGGCACTTCCCCACGCTCCGCCTTTTCCTCGGTTTCGATGACTGCGGCAATCTCCGCGCTCATCGGCTCCATCTTCCAATGCCGCCGAATAACGGTTTTCTTGCGCATTTCCGGCTCAAAGGTTGCACTTCCCCAAGGGCAGTAAGCGAAGTTGTCGCCCATCCTGGCCTTGACGATTTTTTTAATGTCATCAATGTGCGCCGATTCCATGACGTGTATATTCGGGTTCCCCTGCACGTCGGTGAAGATTGAATAACCGAATATCTCCCGGCCCCGGTCCTTTTCCATGAACTGCGGCTCAATTCGGTAGTGCTGCCCTTTTTCATCCTCGAAGTATTCCCACTTATCTTTTTCCCGCACAAGTCCGGCCCTAACGTTCCGCACCTTGCCGGAATTAAGGGATAGTTGTATCATGCCTCTATAGCCTACCTGATAGGTCAAAGAACCCTTGTAAGGCACAAACCATATATGTCCGAACACCTTGTCGGGGTTTAACCCAAGCTTCGGGGCATTGAACATACAGGTGAGAATTGATTGTTTGTTTGTGATGTGGTCATTCGCAAGAAACTCCTGCATCATCTGGGAGTATATCGACCAATACCGCGCCGATTCGTCGCGCTGATTCTTCGGTAGGACTGTTTTAACTGCGTTCGCATAAGCGGTATATCTTTCCTGGCTTCCCGCAAGATCAATAAGCGTTTTAAAGTCTGCCATAAATCAAATCCTTTCGATTATGGTTAAGTTTATTAGAAAGGTAGTGGTACGCCGTCAACGTCTAATATTTTATTAGGGTCCGGTAAAGCCTGCTCCGTCGAACCTGGAATTGCAGTTTGAACGCTTCCGACATCCGGGCTTTTCCCTTTATAAGCGGCAAACTTATTTGACAGGCTTTGACTAAGTTCTCTTGCCTTGTTTCCATCAAGTTTCTTCTGTATATCGTTTACATACCTTATCTTCGGAATTAGGTTGTCGTTATATTCTTCGTTCTCTACAACAACCGAACATTCCGCCCCCTTAAGGAGTTCCGGATAGGTATTCAAATCCTCCAAGTCCTCACCGCTCCACCCGAATGTTTTTGTCAAAGTATGCATCGTTCGCTCAAATGCCCCTTCTGAAAGCCATAGGTCAGCATACATGCGTTTTTCAAAAGGTACTGAGGGGGAAGCCTCGTTGTACTTCGTCATAAGCGCAACCCGCACAGAGGGCGTTTGCTTTGTTTTACTGAGGGCTAAAGCGTGGGATATTACCCTTGCTCTATAAGTTCCGTTGTCCATGTTAATTCTCCTTAAAGAAGATAAGGCGCTATTTTTTGATATAAGTTATATGTGAGTTCCGCGTCACAAAGATTATCCAAGCCGATCTTTGCCCCCTCCTTGCCCTTGATAAGCCCAAGGTATTCTGAATAGTCGCGGGGAGTTTTCCCGGCTCCTGTGAACACCTTGCCGATAAAATCAAGGTTAGATCGCTTGTCGGTGTACTGAAATCCGTTCCATGCCTGCATAAGATCACAATGGGGGAATGTTGAATATCTCCGAAGCCAATAGAAGATTGAATAGTGGTCCTTTGGGAGTTCGGCCTTCAGGATCGCCGCCCGTTTGTAGATAAACGGGAAGTCGAACTGATTGCCGTTCCACGTCACGATTATTTTACCTTCAACCTTTTGGGAAAGGCTGAGATTTTCAAACAGGTTTTTTATAAGAGTTATTTCTTCGGCTTCTGAGGTATCGGCAACAACGCGGTAGAACTGTTCTTCCTTGCGTTGACCATACATGGCAAAAGAACAGATTCTTCCCGTAAGCGGGTCAAGGGCCATCGTCTCTACCTGTTTCCTTTTCGCCTCTTTCTTCTTTTCCTCGATCTTCTCCGCGTCCTTCATATTGCCAAGCGCTACTTCCGGCTCCGGTAGAAATTCAATCACCGCTTCATTCGGAATAGTTTCTATGTCGAGTGCGATTGCTTCGGGGATCATATTAACTTCGGCCTTTCTTCTTGATTGTTGGCTATTGCGCATTCACTGAGGACAATTACATTATCCTTGTCACTCGACTTCCCAACTTCGGCAACGATGACTTGAAATCCGGCTTCTAATAGCTCTTTCAGAATCTTTTCCTGGTTGTCCTGGTCTATTCTCTCGAAGTCATCAATGAAGCGGCACTTGAAAGAGGGGTTCTGCGCTGCATGGAGTTTCGCAACGACAAGTTCCAATTCCCCGGTCGAAAAGTAAGATTCACTTATCGGCCTGCTGTTCAAGAGAAGATTGCCTTCATCATCGGTAGTAAGGCCCGCGAATCCGAAGTCGTGCCCCGCCATGTAAGCGTTTCTGGCCCTTATGCAATCCAATTGTTTTTCTTTGTTCTCCGTAATCTCCGCAATAAGACCGTCGCGGGTGTTTACTTTTATTAGGTATGCCTGATACTGCCCCGCTTTAATATTCTGTTCAAAAGCCATTGTCTTCTCATCCTCAATTGCTTTTAATTCCGAATCGTCCGGATATTCAGGATCAATGAGAATAAGCTCCGGAATTTTGCCGATATTTTCCGGCATGACTTCAACGGCCTGGGGAAGCCCCTCGATGAATTCTGATATTTCGTTGCCATCATACCCGAAGCCCTGCAAGATTTCAAGCGCATATAAAGCCTGATTTATCCTTGCCGAATTCGCCTTTTGCTCTGCTTTCCACTGGTTAAGTTCATCGGTTGCCTTTTTGAAAAGCTGATCGTGTTCGGCCCTTGCGAGATTGTTTTTAAACTGATTGTCCTTGTATTGCTCTTTAAGTCTATCCTTAACCGCCAAGCGTCGCGCTTCGAGGTCTTCAATTGATACGGCTGCGCACGTTTCAACCGGCTCAATAACCCCGCAAGCGCGAAGCCTGGCGTTTAATTCCGTCGCCTCTTCTTTTCTCTTTTTAAGTTCGTCGTCAAAATTCGATGTGTCTATTCCCAATGCTTTCGCCTGCTCCCGGCCCGATAGGGCGCAAAAGGCACGGGCCGACATAAGGGATACATTTAGGAAGCTCTTTAAGAAGTCTTCGCCAATCGGTGTATCCGATTCGCTTTTAATGGTGATTTTGTTTGTCGCGTCGGTAATGTGGTTCTTAATGGTGAACTTCGAATTGTTGACTTCATCTTTGAACGTATACTCGACATCTGCCGATTTACCGTATTTCCCGATAAAGCGGAAGCGCTCCCCCATGAGTTTGCCGTTTGTCCCGCTTTCAGCAATTCCGTTGATTGCCGCCATAAGGCCGCGAAGCCCAACGGTACTTTTTCCGCTTCCGTTCATTCCGACAAGCCGGGTCACTGAGTCGTAAAACGAACATTCGAAATCTTCGAACTTGGCAAAATTCCTAAATCTCGCTGAGTCTAGTTTCATTAGCAATCCTTTCTTTTTTTCTTTTTCGAGTTTTATCGTTAAAAGTTAAAATTCTTAACCATTGGAAGTCTTCCAAGGTAAGCGGCCCCACTACTCCGTATTCGGTTTGAAAGAAATACAGGGTTCCTTCTGGTTCCATTATTGCGCCAACTGCTCAAGGATTTTTTTATCATCGTCCGGCAAACCGGAAATTTGCAGCGAATGAGAGCCGCCACTAACAACGATATTGCCATCAATAATCATAAAGTACCCCGCCGATTTCACCTCTATTTCGAGGGCCAATTTAACGGCCTTATGCTCCATAGTGGCATCGAACATGACGATTCTATCGTCGGGCTGTCGGATATATTTCATTGTTCACTCCTTTATTAAGGGTGAAATATCGAAGTCACCGCACAAGCGGCCATTGAAATAATGACGGCAAAGAAAAGCACTAAACCAACATTTCGGAAGTAATCGCGGTAGAAGTGGTCGTCATCACGACTACCGCAAGCAAGGGCGCACCACAGAAGTAGTCCGGCAACAAGTAGGAAGGAGATTACCGCCCATATATACCAAGGCATATTTAATCCTTCATTGATTCGTATACGGTTTTATCTTTTTCCGGCAATCTTAAGAAAATTGCGGTAACTGCATCGGAATTTACAATTTTTTTTCTAGGAGTTAATTTCTGAATTTCCCGGCGTATATGCTCAACGTAATTCGCTGCCTTATAAGGCATTCGGACGAGAACGGTTTCCCCGTATCTTTTCCGTGGGCGTCCTGGCTTTTTTCCCTCTACAACTTTTTTCATAAAAAGCTCCTTCAAATAGGTTATATTTATTGTTGCAAACTTGTTCCCTTTGCGGAACAAACTCAAGTACGTGAAGAAATACTTCATATTATTTGAGAAATCAACAACTTTCTTAATTTTTTTTAATTTTTTTTATTATGCTACAAATAAACGAGATAATCGAAAAGCTCTTAAGGGATCACAATACCAATCCTGAACAGGTCGGGGAAAGGCTCGGTATACCCTCGAATACCGTCAGAAATAATATGAAGGAAGGGGCAAACCCGAAATTCGAGTTCCTCCTTTCCCTCTCCAAACTATTCGGAATTAAGGATTTTAACTTTTGGCTTAATGGCACGATTCACGACCCCGCCGCCGGTTGTCCTAAATGTAAAGCGTTGGAAACGGAAATACGGAATTTGAGAGAAGAAATAGTTGACAAGTCGGCAAGGATTGACGAATTGAGAAGGCGGGAGCAATTAGCCCTTCCGGCTGTTCGGGAAACCTTTCACCGCCGCCGCGTCCCTGTTGAAATAGACCTGTCAAACTGCCTGAGTTGATAGATCGCCGCCGCGTCCTCCGCCTGTATTTGATACCCGTACTCCATTGGATGGTGATTATCACAGTAGTCAAGCCCCGGCAAATAGCGTATCGGCACAAGGGAGCAATATTTATCTGAATTCGCGGCACGGGCAAGCTGCTCCATGATAATCGAATCGTTATTACGGTATCCGAGTTGCCGCGCCGCCCCTACAGTATCCCCATTGAGCGCGTATCGAACAATGAAGCAGGGAAGCGATTTATACCCCGTTTCTCGCCGTAGATTGTTTTTAAGCGCAATCAAATTACTGGACAGTTTTTTCGATTCGTCGGTTGATTGCCCCTCGATGAACGAGTAGTCGAGGAACATACCGCCAAAGAGCGCCCGTTCCTTAATCAATCGAATTGTTTTTACAAAATGCTCATACCGGGAGTCACCGGGAACGCGGTGGAATGCCTGCGCACACGACGACGCCATTTTTAAACCGCAAAAGGCATACTCCGGATACCTCATTCGCATTGTCTTAAGAAACGGGAGAATCATACTGCCGGATTGATTGTTGTCGCCGCAATAATCCGCGTCGGTTGCGCTGTCCTTAAAGGCGGCTTCCTTGGTAAGACAGTAAACGCCGCTCATGGGAACGAGGTCCATCTTTGCGCAGTGACCGTTCATATTGGAGTTACCGGCAAACAGGAACACGATAATCGGAATAGAGTAATCAATCATCGTGCGGCTTCCGCTTCGTATAAAGAGCGCCAATAAGCCGCCGCCTGTAGGATTGCTCTATATTTCGCCGTCGAAAGGCATGTGATAGAATCATTTTGACTGCAAACCCCTTCCGGTACTATTCGTATCGTCTGGCGGGAGCAAGTCGTCAATAATAGCATCATTAAGGCCAATATCATGCCGAGAAATAGCTTCATCAATTTCCTTTCGCCTGATTTCGTATCTTTCCAGGCCGCTTTTTGCTTGCGTTTTCTGTCGAATATAGAGGCCGATTGTCGTAATGACACCGGCCACTATAGACAGGATCGCTCCGATTATCTCCGTACTCATTTCTGAGCCGTAATAACCTTCTTGCCGAAGAAAGCCTGCAAAACAGAAACAACGCTTGTTTCCTTTTTGAATATCTTGTGGATCATGCCGATTACGAAAAGGACTTGCCCTACCCATTCGAGGATATTGGGAATCCAGGTCATCACGTCGTCAACGCTAAAGGTGGAAATGTGAACGCCCACAAGAGGTAGAAACGACGTGAAAACGATCGTAAGAATGCCGCCTATAATGGTTTTATTGCCATTAAAAGCGTTAATGATATTCTGCATGTAACCTACCATACGAACCCTCCTTGAAATTAGTGTTTGTATCTTCGCCACAATACAACCGTATCGGGCCTCTTTTTATCAAACTTCAATCTTCCGCACCTTGTACACTTCCAGCAAGTTTCATTGCAATTCGGCGTTATCTCAATTGTCTTATCGTAAAAATCTTGTACGAATTTCGGGCAATAGGTCGAAGTCTCGTTGTACAATCTGCCGTAAACGTGACCGCGTTCCCGGCATACCGAATCATGGCCTACCCAACAAGTAACCGATTTCATAAGTTCGCCATAGACGTAAACAGACGAGTCATCCTGAGTAAATGCCGCTGAAATGAATATGACTATTGCGATAATAGGCTTCACTTGTTGCCGCCCAATGCCTTGCCTGTATGAGCAATTACCGCCTGCTCGATATAGTTGATTTTTACCGCCTGAATATTAATTCGCTTTTCCTGGCTTTCCATGATCGCCTCAACGTGGCCCCACTTCACGCCAATGGAGATAATGCCGCCAACTAATACCATTAGATTAATCACCACTGCCAAAAGAACCCCTATTTGAATTTTGAACGTAGCGGGTTTCATACCTTGCCTTTCATTTGAGAATAATCGACTATCGACAAAAGCCCTGTTTCTTCCATCTCGAAGAAATCTATTATATCTGCAATATCGGGCGGATAGGTGATACATCCAGCCGAACCGCTCCAAAGTTCGGAGTAGCCCTTGTGTATTTCAATTGCCGTTGCTATAGGAAAGTTGCCATGATTTACGTTAGGATACCTTGTTCGAACCGCGTTCCCGTTATTAATCAAAAGACATTTTCCCCTTGTCGGGGAATTCCAACATTTCCAACTTAAAGGCATTCCTGGCGAAGTGCAGGCAATCCAGGCGTAAACAGCCGCCCAAGTAGCGCCATCGGAAGGCCGGTAAGGATTCGGACAGGCGCGGCAAGGTCCGTGATAAACCAAGGCTCCATCATCCAGAATGACGATCTTGTCGCCGTAACAAGGCGTCGCTATATCGGGCGTGATTATGGATTCGATGATGATTGTTTTATTTGCCATATTTTATTTTGCCGCTTTGGTGTTTACGGATGGCCTCCATCAAGCTTTCTACCCCAAGAGGTGACGGCCTGAGTCCTCGTATTGCGTTTGCCGTTGCGTTATGGCTTTTTTCTTCTTGCGCCTTTTTTAATTCATCTTGGAAAGAAAGGTCGAAATCTTCTTTCAGCTTTTCATCTTCTATTTGTTGCTCGAAGTTTTTAACTGACGCCTCACGCCTTGCCCGCGCCTCCGATTCCTTTTTAAATGCTGCGTCTTCCCTTGCTGATTGCGATTTTTCTATCGCATCTTGCGCTTGTTTATTTCTAATATATTTAGGAGTTTCCGCATCACTTGGCAATCCGGCTTCTTTCCCTTCCCAAGCGGTTGATAAATTATTCGCTCTATCAAAATAGGCTGTTTTGCGCAAAGTAGCGCCAATTGAGTTATCCTTTTTACCTTGAAGGAATCTACCCGCACGAATTAACAAATTCCCTGCTTTCCCATTCCCGGTAAGCTTCTTTGCCACAAATAGCGGCACTGCGGTTCCGGGGTGAGTTAATGAGGCTATGCCTAACACATGATCGGTAAGCCCTACTGCGTCATGGTTTGAAACGCGGCTCGCTGCGGCTGAAAGGGCTTCGTGTACATCTAGTAAGTGTTTGGCCTCCGTATTTAAAGCCTTTATTTCCGGTGAAACTTTGCCCATTTCGTCAATGAGATTAAAATACATATTTTTTTTAATTATTCTTGCGGCCAACTCCGGGCGACTATATAACCCCTTGGAAAACAAATCCCCCTGCCTGTTTAAAGATCGTTTTGCCTCAATCATGTTGTCAATGCCGCCCGGCATGTTCAATCCTCGTCGTTCCCAATCATTCAGAATTGTTTTGACCAACGCCTCGCCGTCGTTTACAAATTCCACATTTACCAACTTCGAAACATCTAACCCCTTTGTTGCCACTGCCGAGGGGTTATATTTTGGAATTGTCGGATCGTCCTTTAGGTTCATTCCGTATTGTTCGGCTAAATGAAGTCGGGCCTCTGCATCCGATAGGGCTTTTTTAGCTGAAGTTAGGTTGCCCCCCTTTGTCTCTCCGTAATCAGCAAGATCATTGATAATTGTATTTTTTTGTTCCATCAAGTTGCGGCCATAGGAGTTTTTTGCAATTGAGGCCGGAATTTTTGCTTCTCCGCCCTTTACGAATTTGCCGAATTTTTCAACGCCTTTTCCAACAAACTTGGGAGTGGATAAAACGCGCTTTTCAATTTCCGTTGCCACTTTAAGTCCTGGCTTTGCGGTTAAAAGGCTTGCGATTCCCGCCGTAGTTCCAAGGTTGTACTTTGTCGATTCCGGTATTTTTTCATTTGCGAATTCTGCGGCTTGTTTTATACCGGGCGTTTCAATCGCTTTGCCCGCAAACCATTCCCCGGCTTTTTTAATCGGCTTCGGTATAAATTCCCCCGCCGCATTGGAAGCGGTCCGAACTGCCGCTCCAAGGGGGGCTTCAACATTTTCCCCAATCCAACTATCTTGAACCTTGTTTAAACCTTCACGTAGATTTTCTGGATATTCTGACAATCGGCTTCCCGCTGCTTTAATCGCGCTGTTTTCCCATGTGGTTTTAACTCTATCCCCGAAAGAAGGCTTTTCGTCGTCGAAAGGGCCAATTAATTGCCGCCTTTCGTTCATGGCTTTTTGAATATCGTCATAGGAAAGATTCGCTTCTGCCCCTATTTTAGCAAATTCATCTCTTGTCATGGCTTTTTCCTGTATTTTGAAATAATATCGGCATCGGATATTTTACTTTTTCCTGGCGTCAAGGCTCCCGGCTTTACCGGCTTTACCGGCTCAACCGGCTTTAAAGGGTTTGTGCTTTCGTCGCTATTGATCGGAATATTTTTTCCTTTAATCTGGTTGTAATACTGCTTTTCAACATCAGTTGTAAGCGCCTTGATACGGTTGTGCATAAGCGCTAAAACCTTTTGGGGAGCAGTTGTTTCTGTATCGCCGGTGACGAAGTTCCAAAGTTCAACAACCAAGCCTTTTGCTGACATTTGCATAACCTTGTCAACCGATCCTTCTGCAATTTGTCCGGTCGCTACAAGCATTTTTGCATAGTCGGAAGCCAAATCTCTATACATCCAATTTGGGATATTCTCATAATCCCCGAATTCATTAAGGGCATCGTCAAACGTTGAAATCGCTCTTTGCCCCGCCATTCTCTGTTTTAACAGGGTTGCCGCCGCCTGTTGTCGCGCCGTTTTTTCAATCTTTGGATTTAAAACATCTTCTTCGAGGGCGGCGAGTTCTGAAGCGTGTCTTATTTCCCCGGCCTGCTCCGCTTTCTTTTTAATAATAGTTGGTCGAAGCTTTCCGCTTTCATTTACAAAGGCCGATTCTTCTTTTCGAGCTAATGCGAATTTCATAGGGTCAAATCCGCTTACAAGGTTCCCTTCGGTGTCGTATTGCGGCGGATTTACCTCGATGGCGGCATAGGTAAGGGCCAACCTAGCCGGTCCCGATTGCTTGTTAAATCCTGGCACTTTTGCCATTGCTTCCTGTTCGCTCATTTTCCCTGTGGCATAAAGCCAGACCATGTGTCGTGCCGTTGGGTCGGTTAAAAACTGCTCTTTCCATCTTTGCGCTTCGGCTAATGTATCTTGGTTTTTATCCCCCTTAATGAATTCCTTTGACTGTCTTTCAGCCTGTTCGCCTAATACCCCCAATACAGGAACTTCGTCTTTTTTGACTTGCGCTTTAAGCATCGGCCCCGATAACTCCGAGGCAACCTTAATGCCAAGCTTTCCGTAATCTGGTTTGACGCTTCTTAATTCCTTTTCTTTGACTTTCTGCGCCTCTTGCGCGGCAATATCACCTTCCGGTGTTTGCGTTGGCATATCGGGAAGATCGTAGCCGTAATCTTTAATACTGGACAATCGTGGAAGGTTTTTTCCCGGCTTGCCTATGTTTATAAGATTTTCCCTTGCCCTTAACGCGGGAAGATTTCCGAGGGAAGGGGTTTTTTCATTCGCTGCGTCGGCAATGGTGTTTACTTGCTGCGGAGTAAGCGTTTGCCCTGCTTCGTACTGCTGCCCGATCCTGGCCCTCGCCGCCTCTTGCCCTGCTGCTGCCGATTGCGTTTTAATCGCGCCTTCATCCGGTTCAATAGCCTCATAAACGAGTTTTTTAATTTGATCGTTTATCTGATCTGCAAGCGCACTCCTATTCCCAAGTACTTTTCTCTTTTCGTCTTCATCCCGTTGCGCCCGCTCCTCTTTGAGCCGGTTATCTTCATCTTGAAGCATTGCCTGATAAGCTTGTAGAAAACCCATTATACACCTCCAAAAAGGAAGCTGTCACGAAGCCTTGTTCTGCTCGGCCCTACGGCCGCTTGCCGCTGCCGTGCAAGGAAGCTGAGGGCGTCCTGGCCCTGTGTACGATTTTTACTCTCCTGGTCGAAAACCGATTCATCTCTTCGCAAATCAAGCTCCTTATTTCTAAAGAGATTGTTTTCTTTGTTTTGTGCCGCTTGCGCTCTCTGTTCTGCAAGGAACTTAAATAAGTTTATTCCTTCATCTGCTCCCGCCGCTGCAAGATAACCCATATTCATAATGGTTTTCCCTTTCCCTTATTTAAAAAACCGGAAAGCTTGTGAAAGAGGATTGTTTGTTAACGCCCCCACGCCCCCGGCTGTCATTGCGTTTACAAAATTATCCCATACAGATTGTTCGGGGTTGTAACTATCCACAACATCCTTGCCCGTTTGTAGGCCCGTGTTCCATAGGCCCGTTGTCGGATTGAATAGACCCCCAAGGTTAGCGGTCTTCGGGTTTGCGCCTACCCCTGGCTTGCCTGCTGCCGCGCTTATGGTGATCGCCTTCCCGTTGGCGTCAATCGCGGTGAACTGCTGCCGCCCTCCACCCGCCGGGGTATCGTCGGTAGTGACTTCACTTGTCACCTTGTAGGTTTGTCCATCGGCCATCTTTATATATTTGCCAACGGCGGGGGGCTTCGTTGCAAAAGCTTTCCCGTTCGTGGTTGCCGAGGCGTTGTTCCATGTTTCCGGCTTATACTGTGTATCGCCAAAATCAACATCACCATAAAGAGCGGAATTGTAGAAGTCGTTAAACTGCGTTTCGCCATCCGGTGACAATCCTTTCAGCGGGTCTGCGGGGTCTGCAAGCAATTCAGGATGGGAAGCTCCCCACTGAATTTTCGCGGTATTGAAATCCTTTACCGCCTCTTTTGCCACTGCGTTTGTATCCGGGGGAACTACCGCAACGCCAAGCTTGCCGCCAATGTCCTTAAGGGCCGAGAAATAGGTTTCCGGTCCAATAAGCCCACTGGATACCGCCTCTCTCAATAGTGCGATATTCACCCCTTCCTGCTCTAAATCATCTTCGTACTTTTTAAGGGCGCGGTCCTTTGCGTGTTCCTGTGCATCAAAGGTAAAACCCGCCTGCTGCAAGGCGGAAGCCTGAGTATAATCCTGAGTCTTTAATGCGCTTTGAATATTCCCCTGTAGCGTTATCTTTGCTTTGTCGATTTCGCCCGAAGCGTACAGATTTTCTAATTCAAGTTTTGCTTTTAATCCAGTAAGCTCCTTTTCCCGCGTAAAATCGTTGCCTGCTTTGGCTTCTGCAATGGCGGCGTTTACCGTTGCCATTTTCTCATCATGCGCCATTTTCTTTTCTTCCATTGCATTCTCGAAGTCCTGAGTCGATAAGCGCTCCGAAGTCGTGAAGGTTTGCCCCGAAGTTTGTTCCCGCTCTCCTTCCCCCATAGACCGCGCCGTAGAAAGGTTTTCAATCGTGCTTTTCGTTGCCTGCTCCTCCGCTGTCATTCCTTCCCGGCCCTGTGCAAGCGCGCTTAAAAGATTCTCATGTTCGGACTTTTGCTGATCTTGTGCAAGCTTCGATTGCATGTTTGCTCTACCCTGAGAAACGGTAAGCGCGTTTTTTAAAAATTCGTTTTGAAGCTCCCCGCTCTGGCTTGTATTCCCAAGCTGCTGCCGTGCCGCTTCCATAGACTTCGATTGATCCGCGTTATATTGATCCATTTGATTTTGATTGTAGGCATTGTAATTATATCCAAGGTTTGGATCTTGCAAATACTGAGCCGTGCGCTGCTGCACAAGGCCATTTAACGGGCTTGTCTTTTGATTAAGCGCGGTTTCCTGTGCCGCCTTTAATACTTCGGTTCCGCCTTGCGTCGTATCCGTGACCGTCTTCTGCGGCTGCGCTTGCACGGCATCAGGAGAAAGCGGGACAATCCCTTGAACTGAGGAATTGTTTATTGGATTAAGCTGCGCCGGTTTCGTCGTCGCCGTCGTTTCGGGAGCCGAACTTGTCATTGTAGCCATAATTTACCCCGGCCTTTCAATTTATATTTATAATTCTCTGCAAAGGTTTCGTTTGAAATAATACCGCGCCTATACCAATTCGTGGGGTGTTTAAATATCCATAAGCGTAATATTGCGGGTAAGGTTCATAAGGTCCACCAGTTTCATAAGGCGGCGTTCCCGGCTGCGGGGGAGTTTGTACCGTTGCCGATAAAACATTGCTTCCATATTGAGCAAGGGCCGCGTTCCATGCAGGCCATGTAGGATTACTCCAATCCCATTGAGATTGATAACTTGTGACTTGCAGGGGGTCGTAAGCATCTTCTGTCAACACGCAATTATTAAAGGAAATGTTATTGAGGTCCGTATCGTAGGTTGTTTCGACATCACCTATTACAATGCAATCCGTAAAGCCTGCGGTTACTCCGCCATTGGCTACTGTTTTACAATTAAACGTACTCCCCAAAAGACCGTTAGCACCAGGATAAAGAGTATTAGAAACGCATTCGATTGTCATGTTTACAAAATGGTAACTACAACGCATTTCCCCCTTGGGTACTGAAATAATGCCGTTTGCCATCCAACCGCATTCAAAGCCCTTTGGCAAATCCGGGCATATTGAAATGTCAATTCGATAATCCGGGTCTGAATCGTGGTCGCTATTGTAAACGTGAATTCTCCAGGGGTCGCCGTCCGGATACGAAGTCCAGAAGTTAATACCAAGGAGAGCGAACCAAGTATCTTCTAATGTTTCATAAACCCAATCCGAAATTTCTTCTGACCAAAGCCTGCAATAAAAACCGTCCTTAATGTCAACAGAACGAGAGCCTTTTATACGGTATTCGTCACGATCACCCCAAGGGGTTAACATCGAGTGCGTTTGAAGGTCGTCGTATGAAAACGGATCGCCAATTGTCCCGGCATGAGTCCCATCGTTCGAAGTGCTTATATCGGCGTAGTAAATCGTCATCTCGTCCTCAATTATTCAAACGTCAATTCAACCGACAAACCCTTTGGCGGCGTTGTAGAGACATTCGTAATGTCTATGAATATCATATCGCCAAGCGCAACCGTTTTATTCGTCGGGTCAACGGTTCCATCTTGCGCGTAATATCCACCGCTTAATATTTTCGTTGCCGTGGATAACATATAAACTTCCGCCCCCGCCCTTCTTCGCCTTACCGTAATATCTGTGGTGTTGGTTGTCCCTGCTGTCGAGACGCAAGCCAATACGTTTGTCAAAGATTTCCCGTTGAACTTTGAACTAATCGGTATCCCTATGGTCCCGGTCATTGCAACAACATCGGTTAAGGAATCGAATAAGCCTATCGCCATTGCGAAAGGTACTGAATCGCCTGCCGGTCCCTGTGGCCCCGTTGCTCCTGTGGCCCCCGTTGCGCCGGTCGCTCCTGTGGCTCCCGTTGCGCCCGTTGCGCCCGTTGGTCCTTGCGGTCCTTGCGGTCCTTGCGGTCCCGCCGGTCCTTGCGGCCCTGTTGGTCCTGTCGGTCCCGGTGGCCCTGGTTCTCCGCCTGGACTGTCAAGCTTCCACCATGTACCCATAAGGTCAGCCCACAAGCCCAATGCATAGGAAGCCGCAATAGTCTCGGTTTCTTCATCATCAATATATTGCCCGTTTTTCGCAATAAGAGTTACCGTATTTGTCCCGATATTTTTAAATATTAATTCCCGCTGCATGGTTGCCGTTGCGTCGGGCAAGGTGACGGAAAAGGCGGCTGTTGTCGAATCAAGGAGTATATGAATATGCTCCGCTTCGGGGTTAAGCTTACCGGAAAGCTCTTTATCCCAAGGGGTAAGGATTATCTTTTGTCGAGATAGTTTGTTCATAGAGAATTATTTAACAAAATTTATTACATTGCCTAAATACAACCCCCCGAATGCTGCCCCCGCCGCGTCGTATATTTCAAGTTTTCCATTCGTGTTCATTTTAACATAGGCCAACGCTCCGGAACTGCCAACAACCGGCATACATCGTATAGAAGTAGGCCATAAGATTGAAGGATTGATTTTTATATAAAGGAAGGCTCCCGCCAACGGCGTAGGGCTTGACAGGCTTGAACTAGGAAAGGCCAAGGTTATTTTATCACCGATAACAATTGCTCTTACTGTGCCTTGATCTTTTGCAGTGTCGCCGGTCATTGTTTTTAACGTACAAGGGAACGTCGTATCGTTATAGGCGAATGAATCGAGGGAAGCGGTAATGAAGTAATTGGCTTTTGCCGTGCCGTTAACGTCGAGTAGCCGCGCGGGGGCAGTATTACCTATTCCTACTTTGCCGTTTTCGTCGATCATCATTCTGGTGGCGGGGTTGTTGCCGTTAAGTCGTGTTTGAAAATGAAGCTGTCCTGAAGAATTATCGTCGGTTGCATTCGCTTTTATTCCCTTAATTCCTGCAAAAGTTGCAACCGAATTATCTACTTTATATTTTCCTCTAAATGTAATACCACCACCAACACCCGCCGCAAAAGCATTGTCATCTGTTAGAGCTAACATAATCCTAGCGTCACCAATATTTGAAGTCGTCCCGGTTATATATGCAATGTTACCGTTGTCAAAACTCAATCCCTTGCTTGCAGCGGCGTCGTAGGATATGTAATTACTATTTAGCCTAACGTTTCCGCCATGATAAGTCACTCCATCAATCCTTGCGTTTCCTGTAGAATGGAATGATCCGGAAACGGTAAGCAAGGAATCGGGGACTGTTGTTCCAATTCCCATTTTCCCCGCCGAGTCAATTCTTAAAACTTCTGCATAAGTCAATGTTGAAGGGTTAGCCCCATACGCTATAGAGCTTGTAGGTCTTTCTATTGCCAATGCCCCATACGTCGTGGATGAATTTCTTCCCACTATTCTAAACGCCCCCATATCCGCCCCTCTGTCGTAACACAAAGACAAAACAGACCCATAATACGGCGCTCCAAGATAACTAATCCACGTTCTCCCTTTTGAGTTACCTCCCACGCTGAAATCACTGCTATTTATTAATGTAACCCCTGAGATTCTGACGTTACCGTTTAAATTAGTCGATCCGGTAACGGTAAGGGTCGAATCAGGAGAGGTGCTTAATACCCCCACTTTACCGGCCTTGCTTATAATCGTCCCATGCACATTAACCGAATCGGCAAGAGCATTTCCCCCGGTAAGGTTTCTTGTGTTTTTCGAACTATCGGGAACGATACTTGCCGTTCCGTCAAACGACGTTCCGCCGATAGTCCTGGCAGTTTGCAATTGCGTTGTATACTTCGAAGATTTCGCCGTATCGGGTACGATATTCGCCGTGCCATTAAAGGATACTCCGCCTATTGTTCGGGCCGTCGTGAGTTTCGTTGCCGTTCCCGCTGCCCTTGCGCTGTCAATGGTCCCTGAAAGCAAATCAACCTTCACCCCGCCCTTAACGTGAAGCCCGCCCGAAATGGTAACCATCGAATCCCTGGTTGCCGAGCCGATATTCATATTCGATGTAATGAATGCCGAATCCGCTTGAAGCCTCGTACTTCTTGCCGATCTGGTTTTTGACGTGTCGATTATCGCTTTCGTGGCATTCAGCGTATCAATGAGAATGTCGCCTCGTTTGTAATAAACGGGGTTAACCTTGGAGTTGATCGTATCGGAAGCCCGCCCCGCCCATACCCTGATTGAGTCGTAGTTGTATTTTAAGCGGTTCCTTGTCACCGTATCCCCGGCTGTGGGCGTCCAGTAGTAAGTAAATCCACCAATCCCCAATGAACTAGATACAAGGCCCAAAATAAGCAAAAGAGTCCCTTTTCTCATTGCGCAATCCTTTCGGTTTCGTGGTAGCCATACAATTCCAATGCATATATGAAAAAGTCGGGGTCGTCAACGGTTTGGCTGATTTCGATATAAACGGAATTCCCCGCCGTATTGTCCCGTAGTCCTTGCCTGTTCGATGCAATGTAGTTGACCGGCAAAATGAAATCCAAGATTATTGGGGGGTTACCGTCCAATACGGGGTATGGTTGATCTATGTCTTTTTTAAGTTGAACAGGAGATTTTAAATTTAGCCGGTCGCCAATCACTACTTGCCCTGTGCAATCCGCGTATATTGCCGCCATTGAATAAATCTCTTTCCATACATCGTATCCAATGAGCGCTTGAATAACCGTCCTGGTCTTTACGGTAACGAGGCGGGGAATCGCTGTCGGATTAAAGGCTCCTTCCGCTGAAATCGCTTTTACATCAGTCGTACCGGCTTGTATTGCGATTACTGAGCATTCAATCTTTGATTGTCCGACGACAAGGGCGTTGGCGCTCGTGACTACTGCGAACTTGTAGCCGTTGCCCCACTTTTCCCATGCTGCATTGTAGTTTTGCGCGTCCGTTACCGAAAGCGTGTCAATATTAAGCACAAGGGTTTCATTGTGGTTTGTCACCGATATTTCGTTGTTATTGTAGCTGAGTTGAAGTTCCGTTCTTTTCCCGGCCCTTCTCAAAACGATGGCATGAGCGGGGAAGTCGTCGGCGTTTTCACTTACCTTGTCCATCCAGGGCTTAATATGCTGTGAAATATCAATGCTGAATTTTTCACCGTCATAAAACCGGAAGCCGTCGTTCGTGACACCGAACACAAGGCCGTTATGTTCGGCCAATTTCTGATCTTTAAGGAAATAGAGTATTTGCCCGAAGCCTTGCGCGGCGTTTAAAACCGGGAGCGGCTTTGCCGTGGTGTCGAAATTCTGAATGATAAACATACCCAAGGGGGTGTTTACGTGAAGATCGCCTTTTACGGCATGGAGAGAATAAACGGTCGTCGGTATCGTTGGAATATGGTTTTCCGTGGGCCATTTTTCCAGGTCGTAAACATTCTGAGCGCGAAGCGTATAATAAATCTCGTTGCTGTCGGCCTTAAGCCCCCATAGGCGTCCATCGTATGAATAAATCTTCGTAAGGCTTAAAGGAAGCTGATTGCCTGCTGCCTGTTCGTACATGACGAGATTTTCGTTTTTATTGGCGGCGCTTGTAATGTCGAAATTCCCCGTTGCGTTGGCCGTGTCGCCGTAGTAATAATAAACCGATCCGGCTGCATCGGTAATCCAGGCCGTAATGTGCGTTACTTGCGGGTCCAGGCTTGCCGTAGTCGCTATTCGAATAAGTTCCGATCCGGATACCGTGACGGTCGATACAATCTGCGGGGCGCTATGAAGTACCGCCGTTCCGCTTATCTTCCTGGTGTAAGATACCGCAACCTTGTAAGCCCCCGCCGCAAGCGTCCCGGTTCCCGTATTTATTGCCGTAAACTCTGTAGGCGCCGCAATGCCAATACGGTAAACTGACAAATCGCTTTCAATCTTTACCTGATCCGTTCCGTTAACAATCCATAGCTTTCCGTTTGCATTTACCGCCGAGCATTCGGCATCGGAAGTAATACTGCCGATTACCGTCTTTGTCCCGGCTCCAAGGTCAACGCTATAAATCACCTTATTGGAAACGGCAATATAGATTTCCGTGCCGTCGCTTCTGCGGTAGATAAACCATCCTCGAAGCGGGTAATCAAAGAGCGCGGCATCGGAAATGCCGTATAGCCCCGGCGCTCTACTGCATCCTTTTTTCTCACAGATTACATTATAAGCATCGGCAAGCTGATTATCCGCTATCGAATGCGGCGGGTAAGCATTGGCAACGCCTCCGCTCATATCGGAGAAACTTAACTCTACGTTTTTTCTTCCGGTTCCCCAGGCCATGATTAATACCCGTGAAAGCCTGCTGACTGTGCAGGCGTATAAGGTGAATAGCCGGATCGGTGCAAGTTACCATCCATTCTGTAGCCGTTAATGTGAATAGGCTGTCCGAATTTGTTCTTCGGTACTAAATCGGGCCGCACGTTATTGGATTGGTTCATCCGTTCGAACCTGTTGAGAGATTCTTGAAAGGAAAGAAGAAGCTGCGCAACGTTATCTCCGGTCATCCCCTTTTCATCCACCCGTATTTTCTGAGCGGTCCTTAAAAGGAGTTCACCGGGGAAGAATGAGTATTCATCACCCACTCCGGTGAAATCCGCAAGTATCCGGACATACTCCATTTTCGGGCTTGAAAGAAGCGGGGAAACTGAGGGCCAAGAGATTACCCAATAGCTCTTTGTCGCGTCGGCGCTATCGTATATGTACTCCTTGGTGTACCTGTAGGCAACGTCGGAATCGTTTTCATAGAAGTATATGTTTGGCTTTCCGACAACGGCATTGTCCACGTAAACGCTATAGATAGAGCTTACGTCAACCGGCAAGATTGAAGACTTCGGATACGATATCGCATTAATGGTATTGTCGGCAACGGTAAGCGTCGCGGTTTTGCGCAAGCAATCCCAATTACGATAAGACTGTATCCACTGGTGCGCCCTGTTCAAGAGGTCGAGGTCGAGGCTTACAACCTCGCCTCCTGTGATTTTAAGCCAATCTCTGAGCCGCGCCCGAATCGTTGCAATCTTTTCATTGTAGAAAGCCATTTATTATACCCTCGGTTTGGTTAATTGCTCCTCTAATTCGGCAATTCGTTTTTCCGCTTCACCCAAGCGGTCTTTAAGCGCATCGTTCTCTTTCGAAAACGAGAAGGCAAGAGAGTTTTCTTCCTTCTTATATTCGTCTTCGGTTTTAAGCCCGTTAACGGCGAAGCGCTTTGCTTCCTCGATGATCTTTATGATTTCGTCTTTCCGCTCCCATCTGTCGGGGTATTCCGGAGAAAGAACGAATATTCCACGCCTCTTTGAAGCGTCGGGCTTATGGGTTTTTTCATCAATGACTGTAAGCCGGTCAAAGGCGAATTTCTTTTCGATTCGTTTCTTGTTGTTGCCGTCAACGTCGGTTTCGTACTTAATCAAAGGCCGAAGCTTCTCTGCGTCCTTATAGATAATGTCGCCTGCGGCGTCCCGTTCGAATTCGGGAAGATGAAAGGTGAAGCTGCCCTTCATGCAATAGTAAATAATCGGTTTTTCCTTTTTCGGTTCTGCTTTCAATCTCGGCATAGTTTTTCCTTTCAAGGTTAAAAGGGGCGGCAATGCGCCGCCCCGGTAGAGGTTATATTTTTTCTTTGGTGTAGTTGTATGGTATGAGTTTGTAAATCGCCCATGACCATATAAAGGAGCGAATCCCCGCCGCTGCCGACATTTGATGAACCTTAATCGTCATATAGCTGCCGAAGACGGTTGTATTGATGGGGAGTAAAAACGTGCCTGCCGTGGTACTGGCGACAATCGTATCAAGGCTTGCGTTTTTAATCGTTTTCGCCCTGGCCGCGCCCTTATTACCGGCATTAAAGTTTTCCACCGTATACATGATCTTAAGCGAATCCGCCGCGCCCAGGGAATCGGTAACGACGAGGACGTATTTGCACTGCGGATCAATTGCCTCTCGAATAACAAGGGGCGTCGAATCCACTGCAATCATCGTATCCTGGTTCGAATATGCCGGTTCGCCGTATTTATAAAGCTGCGCGAAGTAGCCGCCGATCTGCGTGGGAGCCGTGGGAGCGCTGCCCCCCGCTGCAAAAACCACGTTGAAAATAAAAGCCGAGAGAATCATAAACGCTGCAAATTTCTTCATAAGAAACCCTTTCAAAAAAGTGTAAAGGGGCGACAATCGCCGCCCCGGTTATTATTAATTCCAGCCGGTAATGAGCTTCACGTTCGCGCCGCCGCTCCAACATTGAAGGCCGACAACGCCCTGAATACCGCGTGTCTGGCCCCACGTTGCGGGAAGCTGCAAATTATCAACCGTCTTAAAATCCATGTCGGATTTAAAACGATAAACAAAATCATCCGGATCAATGAGAACTGCGCAATTGGCAAGAGCGCCCTGGTTGAACAGATTGTGAATAACCGGCTCCACCGTGAAGACGCCGCAGTAAAAATAACGAGGACGAATTCCGAATTCGTTGATCTCTCCGGTTTCAATCTGCATGAGCTTTGCTTGCGCCCACGATTGAATCTTGCCCCATATTTTCGTCCCGCAAAACAGTTTCAGCTTTGACGAGGGGTTAATCGTTCGGGGAATAGATTCGTGAAAGTCCGTATTCCAACGGTCCCACGTCATTCCGGCCCCAACAAAAGGATCACCGGCATAATCCAGAATACCGCGTGTGGTGAACATCGAATAGGAAGTCCCGCCGATAGAAACGGTCGTGGTGTCACCGGACGCTGCCCGTTTGCCGAGGAAGAACGAGTTCTCCACGCCGGTCATACAGGCTTGAACCTTGTCGGCAAGGTAACGCTTCAGAAGATCGCCGCCGTAGTGCGGGGAGTTCTTCGCGGTGTCTGCAATACTGTACACATCACGGACAGGATAGACATAGTTGTAGTTGTTGTCCGGCTCTTTGGTAAGGGACGTGATATCCGAAGTCCCTTCCTCCATCGTTCGCCCGCTAATGGCGATTATATCACCGGCCACTGCGTTAGTACCCCATGTGGCGGAAACTGCCGTCACCGTAAGCCTTGTGGCGCTTGTGATGGTGTCCACAATGGCAACTTCAAGCGTGGTGAGGTTCGTTACAATGTCGCGGGTCCGGAAGGCCGAAGTATCGGCCATATCAACCGTAGTCGAGGAAAACGCCGTCGAAGTGGCGTAAATATCCAGGGGCGTAAGGGTGAACCATTCAAATTTCATGGTGTCGGTTGCCTGTTTACTAATCAGGCCCGATCCGTATGAAAGATCACCCATCTTGTCCTGTTCTGCCGTTTTGACCAGAGTCAAGAAGGGAGCGGCGACATAATTCAAGCGCCGTATCCTGTCGCTGACGGTTCTTTTCAGAGTTCCGGTTGCGCTGACTGCGGGGGTTGTTACCATATTACGTGTAGGAGCCATAATTTAAACCTTTCCTTTTGCCCTTATTTCGGGACTGCAAAGAACCTGTCGATCTCCGATTGCGCGGCATCGGGTTCCTCTGCATTCCCGGCCTTTGACGAGGCGGGGGCTTGTGATTGATTGAGTTTCTTTTGTTGTTCCAAATCCCACTGAGTCCGGTATCCGTCCCGAATCTTCTGGTGGTTTTGGAGTTGGTACTGTCCATAAGCTATCTGCGCAAGATGACGTACATTCTGAGGATTACTGGTGAATTTACTCCACCACGTTTTATACGCTTCGCCAAGTTCGGCCTGACTTTTAAAAACCTTGCCTTCATTGGCATAGTCGAAAAGCATATTCACCGTATCCGCGCCATAGCCCTTGTGAAGCATCTTACCGGAAGCGTCAAACGCCCCGAAGATCAACTTTTCAAGGTTCTCCCTACGTCGGGCGGGGTCGGAATTGGGGAAATACTCGTTGGCGCAATCAAGGAAATTGCGTTCGGCTTCCTTGGTAACACTGGCAAACCGTTCGCTCTCCTCGCGCTCCTTGTCGTATTTCTCCCGTAGTTCCTCTCGCTTTTCTTCTAGCATATCTTGCATTTTTTCAGCAAGCGAATTGTGAAGTTCACTCAATGCAATGTGCGCCGGATCGCCTTCCTTTGCGCCCTCGGCAAACATCTTCGCCCAAAGTTGTTGAACAGGCTTTAAGCGGTCCTCCTCATACGTCTTCTTTAACTTCTCGATTTCACCCTTAATCATTTCCCGCTGTGAAAGTTTCTGCTGCGGCTGCTGCGGCTGCGTCGGGGTAGTGGTATTTGATTTTTCCAGTAAGTCCCGCCCCTTGTAGCCGAACTTATTAAACCGCTGAGTACTTTCATCTATCGCTGAAAAGTCCAGTTTCCCGTCCTTCTCATAGATCGCGGCGATAGATTCGGGCTTATTCGATTGCCCTGTTTTCGCATTTTGCGTTTGCTGCGGAGTCCTTTGCGTTTGCTTCTGAGAAGCAAGGAAACGGTCGAGGTCTTCCTGGCTTTTCATCGTAATGGGGTTCCCCGCCTTATCTGTCGGCGGCATTCCATCGTCATTCTTTACATAGCTTCCAAACCCCGGATCATAAGTAAAGAAATCCCCGGTCATCTCTTGCTGAGTCGCGGCATCCGCCGCCCCGCCGCCTTCAATCGTGGCCGTACTGGTTCCGGAATCAACCGGGACTTCGGCTACTTCGTTTTCAGCCATTGAATTTCTCCTTTGGAGTTTTTATTATCGCAATTCATTTGATCGTGTTTTCGTTAACTGTATCTTGTTCCGGCTTCTGAATGACGAAAGGTGAATCCCCGTTTACCGTGTCATAGTTTTGCTCTTTGAGTTCCCTTTCCGCCCTCACATAAGCCGAAACGTCGAAACTGACTGTTTTTTTCGAACAGCCAATAAGAGAAATAGCCGCTATCAAAAGGATCGCTATTCTCATATTTTTTTCTTCATATTCATGAAGTCCTCTGGGCTTATTGCGCGGCCCCCGGTCGATTGCGCTGATTGCATCTCTGGCGCTTCCGGTTCTTCTACTTCCGTAGGCGGG